TGTTTATAAGAAGTTATTTGTTAAATGTTATACAAATTCAAACCACATAGGAACAGTCCATCTCACACCAGATATGATGGTTTTGACCTCATGTGCATAATGCATATTTCCTGGAAACATTATTAGGTCTCCAGTCTTTGGTTTATGAGATAATTTATGGGTTGGGAAATCTATCTCCCCGCCTTCATAATCGTCATTTAAATATATTAATGTAGCCATGTGGTTGGTGTTGGTTGGTCCTAAATCATCAACATGAAGTTCTAGTTTATCCCCAGCATCCCACCTTGCGAAGAATGCACTTTTATTTTTTACTGGAAATCCATATTCTTTTTCTAGTAGTTCTTGGACCATAGGCACATACTTGTCTGCTATTCTTAGGTTTGAATAGGTCTTTCTTACGATAGTTGGGTTTAGATCAGCATCCCATTGAACTGGTAACTCTTCTGCTTTGCCAAATTTAGTGATAAGGTCAATTAATATCTTACATTCTGTTTCTGATAGAAAGTTTTCTATTACCTTGACATTTTCTACTCCATTACCCATTTTTTCAAAATTTTGTTTATAAGAATCAGACCTATCAAAGGAATCTGGGTTTTGTCCTACGCTTTTGCCATGTATGATTAGGGCATCATTGTTTTGTTTTATTTCTGAAAAGTCATAATGACCTTCTTTTTTCATGCCTACAAAACTATTTTCTGCGTTCATATATTCATTATACACCATAATAATGTCTTACTGATTGTATTTTTAGATAGGGTTAAAGTGGAGTAAAGTGGAGTATAGTGGTGGATGGACCATTTTATAGAGGGCGGCTCGTAATGTGCGGCGGGAAAAAGAGACATATCAAACCACAAACCATCAAACCCTATACCATATATGCCCGATATTGTCAAACCATTATATCCTGGTTTGGGCATTATATCCTAGATATGGGGGTTTGTCAATAGGGTTCGTAATCTTTTTTTGCCCAAAATTCTGGAAAAAATCCAATAAGTTCGTAATATGTTTTAAAAGGTTTGAAAATGTTTTAAAAAACCAGAAAACCAGGAAATATGGTTTGTTGTCTACTTATAGAGATCTTTATGATGGGGTTTGTATTCTTTTTGATCCCCGCCTGAAATGGGCCGCTCTTGATGCCCGCCAAAAAGCGGCGGGATAAAGGAAAAGAATCTACCCAAACCTATAGTATGAGTAAAGGATACAAAAGCATTAGTCAAACCTATATCATCATTCTTTGCTGCTCTTGGATTATTCAATCTATAGAAATTTCTTGGCATAATATAATCATAACACCATTTATAATGGTTTGATAATATGATGGTTTGTTATGATCTATCCTCGATATAGGCTAATAGATCATTAAGGTTTGTAAATTGATCTACCTCGTTTTCAGATACCTCAAGTGCTGATATAAAGAGATCAAAGGTTTCGTCAACATAGTCTTCTGCCATGGGGGTAGATGTAACAACACCTGTAGATATAAACCATGCTAGTGGTAAACCAATATCATTGTATTCGATAAAGTCTTTTAGTTTCTCATCATCTCTAAATTCAAACCAGAATTGCCCTAATATATCACACTTGGTTTCAAAGTTCATAGATCTAGTTTACCATATCCCCTGGGCTTACAGATAGGGCTTCGTAATCTATTTTCTGGGAAAAAATATAATGGTTCGTAATCTAATCTCTACAAAAATACTTCGAAAAATTTCCCGCCCGTAGGCGGAAAATATTATTTCTTCTTTTTAGATTTCTTTCGTTTAGTATCTATTGGAATTACTTCTGCGTCTTGTGCTTGCGCTTTGAAAAATTCTAGAGGAGTATCATAGGCTACCTTGGGGTCTAGTTTTCTAACAATACACAAAACTTCCCAGATAGACTCTAGAACCTTCTTGCCTTCTGGAGTTAGTTTAGCCCAACCACCATCAACAAACAAAGCGAGGTCAAGACCTTCTCTAAACTCAATAAAGAAATCTGATGGCAGAAACTCCATATCTACTAATTCTAACGAATTGTCATTGAGGTATCTAAGAATACCTGCTACTTTAGAATAATCCAATTTGTCTCCACCTTTCTTTACGCTCTTGAGGGTTCATTATCAAATGCTTCTCGTCATTAGCAACTTCCATTATAGCCTGTAAGCGTGTGAAAGTCAAGTGTGGCAAAACTCTAGCAAGCATTATTCCAGCCTGCTCAAGGTCAAGGTCAAGGTCTTCTACAATAACCTTGATACGCTTTGCTACCCGTTCTTCAGGTGTAATTGCTTTAGATATACGCATAGTTCTCCTCATTCTATCAAAAAAAGATGTGGGAGGCAAGTCCGTAGACAGTCAGACCTGCCTCCCTTATTTGCAGCGAAGGGACCCAACCTCCGCTTATTTAGTGACCGTCGTCACAAGATTGTAGTTAATAAAATCATTAATGGAATGCCAGGCCTCACCCTCACCAACTGTCATATCAGTGAAATCAATGGTGATTGGATGGTCCAAGAATCCTTGGTCTGACGGGTCCATGGCTGTAATGCCAAATCCAGTCTCTTCCAGTATCTGGTCTTTGATAATATAACTAATAGCCATGCGGGTTGCATATGGGATATCACCCATTTCAATACGTGGCATTGCATGTCCAAGCGCTGCTGCCAGCAGTTCATACATATGGCTTTCGTCCCAGTGGCTATATAAACATACAGCCATATCCTCTGATTGTTTAAATACGAAATTACAACGTGCTCCCATTTATCCTACCACCTTCCAACGATAACGGCTGCCACTCAACTGACATTGTAAAGTTGTTGTCTTTACTTTAACAATCTTCATTGAGTCTGCTGTCTTGCAGTATTGTCCAGCCCTTGCTGCGTGTGCGGGTGTAGGAGCAAACATAGTAATTAATGCTAGTATTGCTATCTTTTTCATTATTGCCTTTCTGTAGTAGGGTTTGTGTCAATGATACCAAGGTCAAGGTCCAAAGTCAATTGCTCGTACATTAGACCTCCTCAAATGCTACGATTGAGAGGTCATGAAGAATCTCATTCCAAACCTCGTTCTCACTTAGATCTGAGTCGACATCAAAATTCATGTACGTGCCTGTGGGTTCATGAATTACTTCAATGCTATAAGTTTTCATCTGCGGCCTTTCTTGCTGCAATTGCGAATGATAGGTCATATGTAAGGCCATATAGAGCAGCCAGAGCGTCCGTATACCCTTCCCAATACTTGCGTTCCATAGATTCCATGGCGTCGCTGTAGTCGTTCTCTTCTTCAATCTCTTGTGCCATGGTGAATTCTGCTTCAGCCTCTAGCATAAGAATTTTAAGTTCTCCATGTAGGATATCAATACCCTCGACCTTAAGATTAACTAGTTTCTGCAGCCTAGGGTCTAGAGTTGTTGGCATTACTTCCATTATTGTTTTTCCAATCTATAGTCAGGGACAAACTCTTCAGTTAAGTATATCTTGTGAACATCACAATCTGCAACACAGTCAAGGTCTGCCTCGCCCATATAATTACAAGCAGAGCAAATCTCGCCACAGTCGTTCTCGCAGTATTCTAATGTATTTAAACTATCACAGTCTCTACACTTGTTATCGTATTCCTCGACAGTAGTAATAAAACCATTAAGCAATGTTACTTCGCCACCCCAACCTGTTTCTTCCTCATAGGATAGATTCATCTCTAGGCTAGGATATTGTTCTGATAGTTTGGTTATAGCCTCAATAGGTGGAGACCAAGCAGTGTTAAACTTATAGCCTAAAGAATTGTCAGTATCTTCATATAACTCAGTATCAGGATACTTATCGTTATCATTAACTGCAACATCCCATTTGGTTCCCCAGTTGCGAACATTCCAGTCATACCAAGAGTTACCTTTGAACATAAGAGATTCTTCTAAAGGTTGATTGAAGTCAGGTTGCTTTATGTATTCCTCGTCTGAAACACCGTCCTGAGTATGATTATATATATTATGAAATGCAAACACAGGATTAGAGTATTGGGTTTGCGATAGTTCCATATTGCCAGTTGTCGCATTCCATGAATCATGGGTCTTAACAAATGGCTTATTGAGTTGTCGTTTGATATCTGCAATCAGGGTCTCGTCACCTGATATGTCAAGATAGTTATAGCACCAATTGGGCATTGGGGTCCTTTCTGTAGGTCGTAATGCAATTCTAGCAAAATATCAGGGGGATGTCAAATACGTCCCTCGTGAACTAATCCCCTTAAAAAGTCCTCTAGATCTATAAGAACTGCTCTATCCTCATCTGCAAATGGTCCAACCATATGATGATGGATAGTATAGTTAAGAGTGGTAATCATCTTATCTATTTGTTCTTCTGTATATCCTAGCATTGTAAGCCTATCTTAGTTAATACATAATTGAATGCTGCTACCTGACCATTAATAAAATTATATTCAAAGTCTAGGTCAGCAAAGTCTTTAGAAGCAGGGTCAAGTGCTTCCATTTCTTCTGCCAGTCCGCCAAGGTCTGATTCCAAACCATTACGCATATCAAATATGTGGGTTGTCAGTTCGTCTATTGTCATAAATCAAGCATACCAAAAACCTGGGGAAAAATCAAGTCGTTCGTAATTAAAAAATGCTCAAAAATCTCATTTCGAAAATTTTTTGCAATTTATGATCCGCAATTGCAAAATAAAAATTGAGCAGTTTATACTCTTGCTCAGGAGTTGCGATTATTTATACAATCGCTAAAGTATTGCGAACAACATTTAGCAGACGATTTTTTTCTGCTGTAATTGTTACGTCAAAACCAGAAGCAGCAGCAAGTAGAGATTCGTTAGAACCACCACGAGCAGAGCGATGCCAATCAAGGCGTTCAGTAAGCGCATTGAAAGCACCCCACGCATTACCAGCAATCATGCCATTGAACTCACCTGTGTAGATGTCATTGATAACATCAACCTTTTTAGTCCAACGAGTAAGTGCGCCCTTCTTTTCATCTTCGGGCTTTGGATAAGCAGCGAGAACAATATCATTGAACTGTTGTGCTGTGATTTCTTTCTGAATCATAGCATGAGCCAACTTATCAAATTCGTCCATGTAAGCATTAGCAAGACCAAGTGCTGTGCGAGCAATTTGAACTTTGCCTTGTGCTGTCTGAGTGTGGCGAATCTTGAAAGATTGCTTTACGCCGTCTTTCTTACGCTTGCTATTGAGAGCAAGATTGAGAGTGTTAGCGCATACAACACGAACAGGTGTAATTGACGCTTGAATAGCAATAGAGCCATCGTGTGATGTATTGATAAGCAAATAAGTCTTTACCTTATCAGCAACACCATTTGGGTCTAATACAGTTTCACGCTCAAGAGCGAGAGAGCCGAATACAACACGACCTCCACGAATAGAGCCAGCAGTTTCCCAACGACCTCCGCCGTCAAGAATATTATCACCGAATGAGAATAATTCCTCATTTTGTAGTGGAACATAACGCTCACCTACAACACCGAGAACATCGGTCTGAGTATTGTCCGTAGGGTTAGTGCGAACAACATATTGATAAGACTTATCTGATGATAAGTGAGATGGAATATTGACATCTTCTAATCTAACATTCCAATTATTTAGATTAGCAGCAGCAAGCATTTCTGCCGTAGTTTTTTCTTCTGTGAATACAGTGCCTAGACCATGCCAAGCAGGTTCACGGAATGATGCGAATGAAGCAACGCCATTTTGCGTTTCTAATTCATGAGCCATATTTTTTCCTTTCTGTTATGGATTTACCAATCTTATCACAAGCCAATGACAAAAGCAAATCTAGATAAGCAAATCGGGGCAAATCGGACACGCTTCGTAACTTGACAAAATTAAAAAATCGGTTCGAAATTTTGGAGAGCAGTTTACGTGGACGTGCTCAGGTCCCTTGCATGCTCCTTAAAGAAAGGATGAAAGAGGAGCAATGCTTGCAGATCTTGGCCCCTTTCATGAAGGCCAAGAAATTTAAATTAATCAGTACGAGACAAGTCTTCAATCTCTGCGTCGACATCAATGTTGTATGCATATGAATCTACAGTTACATATAAATCAATGCTATCAATATCAAAGTCTTTTAGGTCCGCAAGTGGAACGTCGACTGTACCAGTAATTCGTGCAGTTGCTTCAAATTCAACTTGCTTAGTTGGATTGAATCCAAAAATGCTGCAGATATCAGCAACTATCTCTTCTGAATCCATTTCAAGATAATCAGCGAGACGATTCTCTAACATATTTACATTAGAGATGTATTGTGCAAGATTCTTACTGTTATAGCGTTTCTGCTCCAGTTCCCATTCAATATCAGTTACCTTGACGGTAGGGTATGAGATTGTCTGGTCCGTTGCATCAAGGTCAATTACTTTATAAGTAACTAATTGATTAGGGTTGTAGTGGGCTGGTACTACTGTTTCATTATTCGTTTCCATTTGTTATATCCTTTCCCATGGATTCCATTTCTTTAATAGTATTCATCATCTCATCTAATTGAGATTCTGTCAAGCAGGCAGAGGTGACGAGGGTAGCGGTAAGTGCTGAAAGACTGGTTGAATACTCAAACATCGCTCGTGCGAATTCGTCAGGTGTCATTTCGTCTTTGTGGTGATACATCATAGAAGCAAACGACATGATTCCGTCGTCCATTACTGCCTCTCGTGTAGCATTCTGTATTGCGATAGCGGTGCTAATCATTTATTTATCCTTTCTTAGATAATATAATCATATCATTTTCTACTGACAAATACAAATCGGGGGCCTAATTAATCTCACATAATGGACTGTGTCGTTAGTCACATTTTTCGAAATTTTGGAGAGCAGTTTTACATCATGCTCAGGATGAAGGCTCTCAAGGGACTTTCGCAGAAAGATCAATGCAACTGCAGAGTTTTGCATCGCAGTCTGCCTTGAACACAGAGAGCAATTATGTTGTGGCGGGGCAATTGCGATTACACAGTTCAAACCGCCACAATTCTAATTAGATAGTTTTTACCATAGCAAAACGCTGTTGTCCGTTTGCCAAGCGTAGCATTACTTTGGTGACATTCTTAGTTTGTGGAACAAACTTTTCAATGCGACCTGTAATACCTGTTTTAGAAGTAGTGAATAAATCTCCTACTTGATAAGTATATCCGCCAAGTGTCATTTGTTTGCCTTTCTGTCTATTGGGTTTGTTGTATTTAGTTTAGCATTTTTTGGTGGGGGAGTCAAATACCCTCCCCCAATACTCATTAGAGATAACGAGCGATAGCGTTGTAGGTTGAAGTAGAAACTACTTCTTCATCTGTCATCTTGAGAATACGAATTGCGTTCTCAATTTCTTCTACCATTTCTTTGTATTGCCAATCATGGTAAGTATCAAAATCTTTCTCAGGTTCAGCAGGTAGTTCTACGATACCCTTTGGAAGTGTGAAAGATACATTTATGTCGCCATTGTAGCGAGTATGAGCAGACAAGTCTGTTGCTTTAGCAATCTTATCAAGTGCTAACTTAGCAATCTCCTTGTTATACTTTTCTTGTGCCTTTGAGAACTTCTCCTCATTTACTTTTTGATTAGCCTTATCCTTTTGGATTTGGGCTAACTTAGTTTCAAGTGCTTTGATTACCTTTGTGGTGGCAATCTTTACACTAATAGCCTTTTGTCTAGCCATTTTATTTTCCTTTCTTATGGGTTTTTGGGTCTGTATCTAAGGATAGCATTTCTACCTTAGAAAATCAAGTTGAGCAGTTTTAGTAGTCATGCTCAGGACTTTTCCTGTATTAGGAATTACTTTGCCGTCCAAGTTGTCCAGCGTGGTGTGCCATTGACATCAAGTTTGACACGAACAGTTGTTCCGTCTGTGCTTGGCTTGATTTCTGTGATAGTGCCTGTAACCTTTGACTTCTGTGAGGTATAGAGGTCGCCTACCTTGTATGTTGCTGTTGCTACTGCCATTTTCTTTCTCCTTTGTTAGTTGGTTATGGTATTTATTATTTCATATTTATTATTTATTTGTCAAGTCCAAACCCCAAAAATCTCATTATTTGAGATTATTTGCCGCCTGCGACAATCAGGGTCATCAGCAGGGCTAGGACAGTTAGGATTATTAGTTCCATTCAGTTCCCTTTCCATTGTTATTTTAGCATTTTTTAGGGGGTTGGTCAAGTCCCCTCAGATCCCTACTTCTTTTTAGCAGAGAAAACTATATTAGCCTTATTATCTATACAGAGAGAGCACGATACGCATGCGCTTCCTGCCTGTGAGATTAGAGGAATAGCCTTTTTATTCTCAGGGCATTTAGCACCCACCTTGCCTATCATTACCTTTAGGTCTTCCTGCCCAATTGCGAAGGTATCTGCAAGGTATGCTAATTTAATTCCTGTATCTTTATTTAAATTAATAGCAATATCTTTATTATCTTTATCTGTTGAGAAATAGAGAGATAGATTATCTATATTCTTAAGAATACCTGCAGCACTAGCCACACGGGTATATACCCAGAATTTAATATCAGGATTATTTAGAATGACATGCTTCCATGCGAAAGTGTAAGTATCATTAAAGAAATCGCCATCCCAGTGAATACGGAATAGTAGTGGAGCGTCTTTCTTTTCACAATCTTTTCTAAAGTCTGCAATCATCTCAGACAATAACTCTTCCATAGTGTCATGGTCTGCGTCTTTGAGTAATTCCCAATTGTGTAATAGTACACAAACACTTTCACAAGTATTGGTGGCACCAGGGCACGAGAAAGCCTTTCCAGCAGGTAATCCAAAAGTGTTGGCAATTGTTGGGGTCTTTCCATTTTTTGAGACTGCATTAGTCACCTTCCTGTCCATACTTCTTTTTAGTTTCATATGGGTCCTTTCTTTTGTTTAATTCTAACATTTTATTTATAGGTTGTCAATTTTGGGTATTTGGGTTTTCGTGAATAAATTTTTTTGCTACGTAATGGCGTGGCAGCGTTAGATCTACGTAATTCCATTAATCTACGTAATTCCTCAGCCGTCTTTTTTCTCATAGAATAATCTTATCATAAAAATCTTAAAAATGCAAATGTCCGTTTTGTCTGAATTTCGAAATTTTTAGCAGTTTTATATCATGCTAAGGATAACTTTAGTTAGTTAAGTTTTAGTTTGCCCCAAACTTTTTTGTTTTTAACTTTTATACATTGTAGGCTACCAACACTAATAACTTTATAGTTTCCTAATGTCTTGCAAGATTTGCCAACAAAAGGTTTAAGTAGTGCTTCTGCATTTGCTCTTAATTCTGCTTGTGCTTTGGCATTAATTTCTGCCAAAAGTTTATTACAAAAAATGTTTGATTCTGCTTCATTCATAAGAGCAATAGTCATGTTATAGGTGTTAAGATAGTAATCTTGAAGGTCTTGTCTGCATGTCCAAGTTTTTGCTTCAGCCTTTGCTTTTGCTTCTGCCTCAGCCTTAGCCTTTGCTTCTGCTTCTGCTTTGGCTTTCGCTTCGGCTTCTTGCCTAGCCTTTAACTCTGCCTCTTGCTTTGCTTTTAATTCTGCTTCAGCCTTAGCCTTTGCTTCCGCAATAGCCTTAGCCTCTGCTTCTTGTTTTGCTTTTAGTTCTGCTGCTGCTTTCGCTTCTGCTTCTAATTTAGCAATATCAATTTTATTGAATTTAACATTTAAAGGATAATAAAATGTTTGTAAAGTAATTGGAGATGTCTGAACAAATTCAAACTCTGCTTTAAGTCTTAAGGGCATAACTAATTTATGAACAGGTGAAATTTCTAGATTAATATTTTTTATTCGTACAATATCTATACCACTACCATAGGACCAAAAAGATTTATCCATAAAACTAACTTTTCTTCCACTAGCATCTACTATTGAAAATGTTACATCTCTTGCATTCATTGAACATTCTAAGAGCCAAATTGGTATTCCTTCACGACATATTGAAACGCCTAAAGAAACTTTTGTATAATCTTCTAAATACCAACGAGTGCTTGAAGAACTAGAAGTAAGTGGTGCTAACTCTATATCATTACCACTTACTATTTTTAAAAATGTGCTTTCAATTGTATCTGAGGCCTGAGCAGGTGCAGGGGATAATAAAGTAATTCCTAATACAATAGCGATTAGTTTTTTCATTGTTGAGCCTTTCTTTTTTACAATAAATTAATCTTATCATAAACTAATGACAAATGCAAATGTCCGTTTTGTAACAATTTTCGAATTTTTTAGCAGGGCTTAGAAATTTTCAATAAACAATTCAAATCTTTCGTTGTATTCACATTCAACAACATCTTTCTCAGAGAAATCATTTTCAATAGTTAATTCAAATCCTAATTTAGTAGTTTCAATAGAAATAATTTTAACTACCTCATCACCGATACCAATTAGATCTCCTACTTCTAATTGGTCGGCGTTGAGAACATCAACCATACGAAAATTTTCTTCCATACGAATCATTGTAGCAGACATTTAGCGAATGACTACCTGTCCATTAGCATAGAAGGTTTTTGTATACATTTTACCTGTCAAATCTGTAAGATTATAGGTTGCGTATTCTTTAGCATTTCCGTGGTCTACGCATTTAGCCCAAGCCTCATGCGCTTCCATGAAATCACTAATACGATTAGTAGCAAATAGTTCTCCGTCATACGAAGTAGTCAAGACATAGTTATAGTCCATTTTAGTATTCCTCTCTTTCAATTACCCACGCATCTAGGTGGTGTTGTTCAATAATAGCCCATGCTGGGGCAGTAGTCAAACCTTTATAGGTTACGCCTTCAGGCATAGGAATTTCTAAATCCCATAGCCCTAAATCATTTACAGCGTCAATGGCTTCAACACAAGGTTGAACCATGATAGGTGGAACGGGCGGGTAGTGATTAGCAGACAAGTGTATTCTAATCTGCTTCTCAATAGCCATGTCATCAAATAAAGCAAGGTCATGAGCGAAAGTGCTTCCCATTTTAGTTAGCCTCGCTTGTTGCGAAAATTGACAAATCCTTTTCGGAAAGCAAGCCGTTATCAAAAATAACATCGCCGTCCTCATCAACAATTAGTCCATAAGGATTACACTCGCAGTCCTCAATGTCATAGTCCTCGCCATTAGCAAAGCCATGATAACCTTTTCCGTAGCACAAATCGCAATTAGCGATAGTGCGTAGTGCGTATTCTAATTTATCCATTTTTATTTATCCTTTCTTTCAATACTCTGAGCCTACCATAGGGGACTGACAAAATCAAATCCCCACGCCGCTTCTACCAAGAAGAAGTATAGTAGAAGGACAATTTGGACATTTCGGGCAGGGCGAATACTCTGTCCAATTTAGCCTTAGTGTTCTTTAGGTCTTGCCAATACCATTCATCTATATCTGTACCGCCAAAGAAAAATCCTTCTTGTGGGGGTAGCAAATTAGGGTTGCGTTCTGCCAAAGCCCTATTCACTAGATCAAGTAGGTCTTTCAATTTTTCATGGGATACATAGTATTCCCCACAATTATCTTCTCCGCCTTGAACATTATCTACAAACCATTTGTGTATCTGATTAGCCTTGCGCCAATAAGCACAAGTTACTTCAACATGAACGCCATAGATATCAACGGCAACATCTTTCATTCCTGCCGTTTCAACAATATTATTCCATAGAGGGAATACAACTTCAGGAGAGTCATAGGATAATTCATCATTATCCTGTAACGCCTGCCAATTTACTTTTTCCACATACTTTTTAGCGTGGAGATACATATCTAATCCCATTTAGATTTTCTCCTTTTCTAGGTCTTTCTTTTCATTTGATACAAAGCGTTGTAGGTCTTTTAGATTTTCATCTGTGAGGTAAGTTGATATTACGCCAAAAGAATATGCGTATTCGCTATAACCTTTTGATTTTGCTAAAGCAATAAGTTCATCAAGGATTTTTTTTCTGTCTAAACTATTCATTAGTTTTCCTTTCTTTATTTTAAGGATTTTATCCTATCATTTTCTACTGACATTTTCAAACTCATCTCAAACTTTAAGACGGCGTGTCGTGTGGGGAAAATCACAAGCCCCGTAAAGTGTTACGTAATTCACATTGTGGATAACTTGTGGAAAAGTTTCGAAATTTTTAGTTGAATTTTCAAGCATTTTTTGCAGCGCAATAAAAACATTTAAGATCTGCAATAAAAAATCTACCGCAGACCTCACAGGTTTTTAGTTTAGTTTTCTTTTGTGGCATTTTTAATTATAAAATAAATTGAAAGAATTAAACTAATTTGAATTAGTGTTGTTATAAATCTCATCATACAGGAATTAAACCTAACTCATCAACACCACAAGCAGTTTCAAATTTTGCTTTGTCAAACATTTCGTTTTTAGTTGAGAAATAAACTGCAAAACTTTCCACGAGGTCTTCATAGACCTGTGGGTGAATTTCATCTTTAACATCATTTAGAATTGAGGCGATAGCCTTGAAGTGTGATTTAGTTAGTGACATTATTTATTTTCCTCATCTAATAGAATGAAAGCAGTTGAAGCGCCTGCGTTAATTTTTTCTAATTCATTTACTAATTCTGTATGAGTTAGAAGTGAAGCATCACCGATAAGTTCAGTCATTGCCTCAAGATTTAACTGAGTAAATACACCTTCAGGAAGCATAGCAATTTGGTTTGCCATTGGTGAGTTGTTATAAACTCGTGAAATAAACTTTACACCTTGAGTAGTGAAAGGGTAGTCTGTATAAGTTGCGTTTGTCATAGTTAGTTTTTTCCTTTCTTGTTATTTGTATTATTAACTATTGTAGCGATTTTCTCTAAGTTTGTCAATTGTTGCGCTTTACGCTGGCTCTCAATAAGAGCCTTGAATTCATCTAGTTTCATTTATGATTACACTCACTTTCTATTTCATGTCCAAATTCATCTACTAATTCTTCATATATTTCGTCAATATAGTCTAAGTAATCCATTAGTCTGCCACCTTTACGGCGACAGTAGCCCAACGATGACCATTGAAGCGAATTGCGTAGGCTTCATAGCCGTCAGCAAAATAAATATCATCACGCTTTTCAGCGAAGTTGATTTCGCCGTATTGGTATTTACGAGCGAGAGAGCGAGGCGCCGTATTGGTATTTACGAGCGAGAGAGCGAGGATAATAAGTTTGACCCACAAGCAGGTCTGGAATTGAATAAGTTTTCATAGTTTTTACCTTTCTTTATAAATCCTATTATTTCATTTTTTGTCTAAAAAGTCAAAGCGACACGCCGTTGATTTTTATTTATTTTTGTGAGGTGGCTCACACGGGGAGAATATCTTTCCCATAGTAGCCTACGGCGGAAACGATATTCATCACGCCTTTATAGTCATTACAGGATACGCATACACGATCCCATCCATCCATAGTGCGTGAGCAAAATACGCAGATATTATCGGTAAGGCAGAAGCCTAATTTTTCAATTTCGTTTAGTGTAGTCATTTTTGACCTACCTTTCATTTTGTTATATTGGTATCCTATCAGGGGGGACTGACAAAATAGCCTGTTTTTCGGGCGTGTCGTGAAACTATTTTTGTGATGATTATCATACGATCTCCCACCCACGAGGTCGGGCGTGTCGTGGTTCGAGATTTTTCGAAAATTCGGACATTTAGGACATGTGACGGAGACCACAAAAAGACACGGCGTGTCGTGTTGACTTTGTCGGCGTTATCCTGTAAAATACTCCGTATTAGAAACTAAAGAAAGGATTCTAAAATGAGTAAGAAAAATTGTATGCTCTGTGGTCAGACCACCTATGTCTCTAAGCGCAGTATCCCTGCGATATGTCCGAATTGTGTAGATTCGCTAAATAGTGTGAGATAAATCACACGGGGAATACCCCACAGACCCCCCAAAATGTCAGTGGCAGGGTATAGGATAAGATTACTAAAAAGAAAGGTTAGAAAAAATGCTAACACTAAGTTATACAGCACAGAAAGAGGATAACCTCGTTTCTGTATCAAATCGCCTCATGGTAAGTGAGCGTCAAATAAATGACCTACTAGATACACTAGTTTCAAATGGTTATGACATTATCTCAACAGAGATTACAGACGGAGATTACTCTCCACATTGGCAAGGCTAGTCCTTGTCAGTGCCCCATGATAAGATTACAGAAATGAAAGGATAAATAAATGATAAACACATTAGAAAGAATAAATTGCGATGAGTGCTACGGGCACGGAGTTATTTTCTACGGCGATAACGATGATTATGCCGTTGAGCCTTGTGAGTGTGTAGCGTGATACAATACTCACCAGAACAATTACGCAGAAAAGCACACTTAGAAAAATACGGAATTACTTCCAATTATGACCGCTCACATTACGAATTAGAAAAGGATAAAAATGATACCAATAACACTAACAACAACTAACGGCGAAACTAAGAAAATGACTTTGCCCGATAAAGATACTGTTGAAACTTTCATTACATCATTCTCAGTAGCATTACCCGTAGGAGTCGCAGTATGTATTGACGCACCCCTAATTGGAATACACAACGGGTGGCTATTTGGAAAAAAGCAGGTAGCGGTATAAAATAAATAACAATAAATAAAAAGATTGTGAGCCAGAAATGTGCTCACTATTTTTTTGATCTTTTTTTATTTTTTTCTGCATCATACATATTAGCAAAAAATTCAGATTTTTATAAAAATGGGTTTTTACAAAATTTTTCAGATAGCGGTATAATGAAATATATGAAGGTCATTGTTGGTCCAGACACCAGAAGCGGGGTAGTTCATAATATCTATCCAGAAGGATTTCCTGTACCAGAACATATGATGAATCCTAATATAGGTGGATGGAACAAAAAATGTAGCCATATATACGAATATATAAATCTAGAGGTTTGTCCAAAATGTGGACGGGATACACATGAACCCAACTATAACTTTCAAAATAAACTACATAGGCAATGGATCACTGATGGGAAAAACAAAGAATTTGTTTGTCCACAGGGTGGAACAATTATAGGAGCATGGGACATATGACAGAATCAGAAAAAATTTCAGAAATTGACAATATGGGAAGAGAAAAGTTTTGGGAATGCTATTCGTTTATTCCACCACAAGAGAATGATGGTTTGGCATTAAAACTTTTTCAAGATCAGTGTTGCTCAAACTGTTCTTGCAAAACTACTCAGGCTGAATAGCACCTTTTTTAACAAGGTCGTCATATATTAGGTTAAACATATGAAGCAATCCTGGTCTAGTAGAATCTAGCATATTTTGAATTTGCTCATAGGTCAAGCCAGCCTTCTCGGCACCTTCAATATTATAATTATTAACAGTGTAAATCATTATTTCTACAACATCTTCTTTTTTCATATTACCACTTTCCTATAGGACATTTTGCCTGAACCAATGTTGTTTTAAGTTTCATAAAACAACCACACTTCTTACATTTTACCATACGCTTGTTAAAGAATTCGCAGGTATTACAAATTTCAAGGCGGGACTCAATTAAATTCTTATCACTTCTTGGCTGAGAAGGATCAAACAAATCTGTAAACTTAACATCATCACTCACCAATCCATCATATCATAATACGTAACCGAATACTCTCCACCAAATACTTCAGCATATGAGAAAATATCACACATATATTTCTTCATGGTCGTCAAACCAACTTTATCCGAACTATATTTATATCCATGTGTTAATATTTCATGTGAAACCTTTTCTTGGACAAATGCCTCATTAAGGGTTTGTATATACCGTTCTTTGCCATACCGTTTGGATGTAAAGGATTGATTTGGATATACCGTCCGAAGTTCGTCATCCACACTCTTGGCATAATCTGTGGTTTGGATCACATAATTTACAGATGCACATTTCATCCTATCAGACCATGTTCGCATGTTCTCGCTGTAATTATCCATATTGCGTAGGGTAGAGTCAGCGTAGGCCATGCGTATGATCTCTGTTGCCGATGTTTCAATCTCTGTTGCGAACGCAATTAAATATGCGGTTGCGAATGGAAACTTGTCGCTGTATTTTGTGATACCGAAGTGAACATTAGGGTTAAAACTTTTTGCCGACATATTATCATTTAATAAACGCATGTGATTGCCGACCGAAACATAATCTGGGTGATTCATGTCACAATCAACGAATAGACAACTCCTGGGACTTATACCATCCGCCAGACATAAAATATTTTTATCATATGTGCCGACGACTTTAGATCCGTTATAACGATTTAATAACTGCGCCGAAACGAAACCGTCCATATCTGGCGAAATTATTAAATTTGTAGAATGCTCTAACGTTCTAAGTATTTCAGTTTTCATTTTTTAAAAACTCCATGTTATAATTTTCCTGTTATGTTTGCAACAGAAGGTCTTGCGCTAATAATTGAAATCTTGATTGGCATTGGTACCATTCTATCAGGTATTGCGTTTGCAATCAAGTGGTTAGTTAAACATTATTTTGCTGAGATCAAAGCAGAGTTCAAGCCTAATGGAGGATCTAGTTTGAGGGATCAAGTTAATCGTTTAGAAGAAAGATCAAATGAAGCAGATCAAATGCGGAGAGACATGGATAAGAAATTAGACCGCATGTATGAAATTTTAATTAATCACGTAGCAAATAGTAATAAATAATTCTCTATATATAATATATAAATAATAAGTATCTCTGAGGGAAAGTCCCCCCCTCCCCCCATAGATTTTTTATTACATCTAATGGTAGAAGAGGAACTAGTATCTCTAGTGCAAAGTCCCCACAAACCCTATAAACACTATATCATAAACTATTTGTGACTCACACCACTAATGTCCGTTTTATCCGTTATGATATAATTTTTATTGCTCATCCCTTGATCTGTCTCTCATACCCACCGATCTTGGGATGAGTCTTATTTTATGGTATAATCCTTTATTATGGCAAATCTCTGTGCTCCCGAAATTTTTGGTGCTGATCCAGTAACTATTCAGTGGAGAGTAATTCGTGGAGATACAGGAACATTACGTGTAGAATTTTACGAAGATGATGAAGTAACATATTATGATACGACTGGATGGATCTATAGATGTACAGCATATGATCAATTTGGAAATGTATTAGATGCTTTAGATTGCGAACCAGGTGAAGGATTTGTAGATATTACTGCTTATGCTTCAGTTACTAAGAATTGGGGAAGTGGCTATAAGGCTACCGTCGCAGAATTGCCTTTTGATGTACAGGTAATTATTCCAGAAGAAATAGAAGATATTGTTTGGACACCAGTTGTCGGAACGATTTATGTTATCGGTGATGTAACACCAGGAGGTACTTTATAATGGCAGTTATTAAGATTGTTCCTATGCCAGGTGCAAAAGGAGATAAGGGCGACGATGGTGCAGCAGGTGCACAAGGACCTCAAGGACCAATAGGAGCCACAGGTCCAGCAGGTGCTGACGCTCTATGGAATTATAATGGTGAGTGGAGTTCTAGTTCAACGTATGCAGAAGGCGACATTGTAACTTATAACGGACAAACATATCGTGCAAGCGGAATAACAATTCTTGGAACAACTCCAGACTTAGATGTTAATTTTGATTTAATTGCAGCAAAAGGTGCTGATGGTGAAACAGGTCCGCAAGGAGAGCCTGGACCTCAAGGTGCACCTGGTGCTAATGGTGCAGACGCACTTTGGAATTTTGTTGGTGAATATAATAATGCAGCAGATTATACTATTGGCGATGTTGTAACTTATGCTGGTGGAACATATTATAGAGTTCTTCCTTTAAATGCTGGATATCCACCAGGAACGGAATATTGGACAACCGTTGCTGCCCCTGGAGCACAAGGTATTCAGGGAGAGCCTGGGCCACAAGGAGAGCCAGGAGGATTAACTGGAGCAAAATTAGGTTCATTTTTTGATAATACAATTCAAACAGGTGGATCAATTAAGCCTATAACTTTAAACTCTACAGATTTTTCAAATGGAGTAACTATTGTAGATGGATCAAGAATTACAATGGATACTTTAGGTATTTATAATATTGCATTTAGTTTGCAATTAGAAAAAACTGGAGGATCTTCAGCAGATATTTATATTTGGATGAGACACAATAATGTAGATGTTCCAGATACTGCAACAATTATTCATATGGCAAATAATAATACCTATAATGTTGCTGCATGGAACTTCTTTGTAAATTGTGATGTTCTTCCTCAAGATTTTCAATTGATGTGGTATACAGCAAGTACAAATGTATCTATTTCTGCTATTGCTGACGCTGGTACGCCAGTTGGAGTTCCATCAATTCCGTCGGTAATTGTTACAGTAAATAAAGTCGGAGATTTGTAAAGATTAAGCCATGGCAGCATCTAAATCCATGGAAAATAACAATTCACCATTAATAAGTTCTGGAACATGGGATACAGAATTTTTTAAGTGGTCTGGAATTCAACTAAATCCAAGCGAAGAGTCATATAATATTCCTATATCAGCAAATTATTATTGTATAGGAGAGTTAGTTTTTTTTAATATACATGTTGTAATTACAAATCCTATATTATGGGGAATAAAACAAATAAATAGTAATATAAATGAAAAATTATCGTTAGAGTGGAATCCTTGGAGATTTAAACTACCATTTAAAAAAATAGATGACTGGGATATTTCTCCATCACCAACCGATAATCTTTCTAGTATAAATAGTTATTCAACAAATCTTTTTACAGGAAGATATGTTGGTAAACTTATTGATAAAAGTGAATTAAATATGGAAAAAATAACTGAACAGGTAGTAACACCAATGTTCGGTATTTTAAGTTTTGGTGAATATTTATATCTTTATGGACTAAACTCTCAGAGTGATTATAAACAAACATATGCTTTAAAAAATATTACATCAGAGTGGCCAATAAATTTTACCTCTTATAATTCTAATTCTTTAAATAAAGGCTCTACGTATTTAAGATTATCTATTAGTGGTATATACAGAGGAGAAGTAGGGTAATGTCTATATCTAAATCTATGAATTTTCCATCAGGCAAAAAATCAAGTTATGCTGCACAAGTTGTAGAAACTCAAACAACAAATACTGATGTATTAATTAACTATGTTCCAGTTCCTGGCCCTATGGGGCCTCAAGGACCACAAGGCCTACCTGGACCTCAAGGACCTGCTGGAAAGGACGGTATTCAAGGCCCTAAAGGCGAAAGAGGTCTACCTGGTAAAGATGGCGAGAGTTCTCTGTCCGCATCTGGACAACAAGCAGGATGGGCAGCATATTTTAATAATGATAGAAAGTCAATAAATCTTGGTGTAAATTATGGAGATGATGGATGGGTAAAGGTTTGGGTAGATTCCAAGGGAAGTAATACGAATGAAAAATACCTACCACAAGGATGTACAAGCCTATGGAATGCAGAGCAAAGAATGTTAAATTTTCATGGTTTAAAGATAGGCTCTCAAGTATTTGTAACATATAACTTTGAACTTACTACTAACTCTAATAATACAGAGGTTTGGATGAGAACATTTTTTCCTAAGTCTTCCACCGAAATTTCTCAATTTGTAGCATCTTTAAAATATCAGTATGTCTACAATATGTATGTAACACAGCACTTTTTTATAGAAGATCAGACTATGTGGAACTCTGGAGCGGTACCCCAAATTA